TTGAAAAAGGCATTTGGAACTTTGCTCATGACTTATCAACAAGCAATACTGCAGATACAGGCGCAGCTGCTTGGAGTTAATAAATAAATAATTAAAGTGCTCCTTCGGGAGCACTTTTTAAGGAGATAAAAATTATGGCAAACGTATCAGACGTAAAATCGAAATTGTTTAAAGCTGTTGCAGCTGACCCTAATGGAATTTGTCTCGCTCAAACTGCTTCTGGCGCTGCGGATTTAACTTTAAATGGAGCTCAGGTATCAGGTGGAGTTGCAGAAGACGGCTCTAACATGGCAAGTACTGTAACAATAACATCTGCGGGTTCGGATGAATCCGGAGACACTTTTGAAGTAGTAGGAACAGATGCAAATGGTGACGCTCAAACAGAATCAAGCATAACTGGTCCGGGTGCAAGTGCTACAGTAACTACAAGTGCAGCTTTTTTAACTGTGACTGGAGTTTCTGTTGGTTCCGCATTAACAGGCAATGTAACGGTTGGATTCACAGCTACTAGTACAACTACAGGAATTATATTTGCAGGTAGAACTAGAGTCAGAGGGTGTCATGGAGTTAGTGATTCAGGAACTGCTGGCGCTTTAATTGTGCGAAATACTTCTCAATCAGGAACAAAAGTAATGGAAATAGATGCACCGGCAGCAGCTGGTACAATCGAACCATTTATACCTGATAATGGAGTATTGTGTACTGCTGGAGCTTATATAGATATAAGCACCGGATATGATAGCGTTACGATGTTTTATGACGGGTAGGGTTAGATGGCTAACACTACTTCTCAATCTTACACTTTTGATAAAACTCTTCCGATTGAAGAAATTGTAGAAGAATCTTACGAAAGAATTGGTCTACAAAACGTTTCAGGATATCAATTAAAAACAGCTAAACGATCTTTAAATCTTTTATTTTCTGAATGGAGTAATAGAGGACTTCATTATTGGGAAGTGGCTAATCAAGGTTTTACTTTAGTAGACGGAACGAATGTTTATACAACCTATAGATCTCCTCAAGATGGGGCTTCTAACGGATTAACAACTACTTTGTCTGCAGGAATTAATGCATCAGTTACAGATATTCCTTTAACAGAAGTTAAAGACATGCCTGGTGCGGATCAAGGCGGAGGAACAATTACGGTTAACTCGGAAACAATTAGATACACAGGAAAATCTGCTGCAACAGGTGCAGCGAATCTTACGGGAGGTGTTCGTGGATCTAATGGTACCACAGCTGCCACTCATTCAAGTGCAGATGCCGTTACCCAACATGCGACTGGAATGGATAATATTCTAGAAGTTAACTATAGAATTACTTCTAGTGATATTGATTCACCAATGACTGAAGTAAGTCGATCTCAGTACCAAGGTTATTCTAACAAAGCTGCAAAAGGAACTCCCACTTCTTATTTTGTTCAAAGATTTATTGATAGAACAATTATAACTTTATATTTAACTCCAGGCGCAGCAGAAGATGGAAATAAATTAAATTTATATTATGTAAGAAGAATTCAGGATACAGGCGCTTATACAAATGCAGTTAATGTTCCTTACCGATTTGCTCCCTGTATGACGGCAGGACTAGCATTTTATTTATCTCAAAAAAATGCCCCACAAAGATCACAAGAATTAAAACTTTATTATGAGGATGAACTGGCTAGAGCTATAAAAGAAGATGCTGATATTACAAGCACTTATATTGCTCCTAAAGTTTATTATCCTAACGCTTAATTATGACTACATTTGCTTCAGGTAAACATGCACTTGCTATTTCAGATAGATCTGGATTAGCTTTTCCTTATTTAGAAATGGTAAGGGAATGGAATGGGGCATGGGTTCATTTTTCAGAATTTGAACCTAAACAACCTCAGTTGGAGCCTAAGCCCACAAGTGCAGATCCCCAGGCTTTACAAAGAGCAAGACCAGCTAGAACAGAATTTGCAACAGAAGATTTTTTACCTGTTGATCCTTTTTCTACAGCGGGTACAACAACTCTAACTTTAAGCTTTCCTTATGGAGGACTCTTAGTTGACGATCAAGTAAGATTTACGGAAGTAAAATCTGATGTAGGAGGAGTTTCAATTCAACGCTTAGAATTGAATACTACTTTAAATGGAGATATTACTTCTACAGCTACAACAATTGCTTTAACTGATGCGTCAAATTTTCCCACAAGTGGATATATTGTTATTAGAAAAGTTTGGACTCAGGCTGATTTAACAGCAGGAACAATTACCGATCCATTATTAGTAGGAAAATTTGTTAATGAAACTGTTCAATACACCGGAAAATCCACTAACGATTTAACCGGTTGTACCAGAGGAACAGCTGCTCCTTATAGAGGGTATACTCCTACTTCTACTACGGCTAATGCTCATACTAGCGGAGTTGAAGTTTTTGGATCTCATAAAATTGTTACAAGAGTTTCCACAACAGTTAAACAAGCTGGTGTACCATCTACAGTAACTGAATATAACAGCTTTACATTGACTCTACCTTCTGCTGCCTCTACAACAGAGATAGGGGGTGGAATTAATTGTGTTATAGGACCGGTTAATCAAAGGAGATAATAATGATTAAATTTTTAAAAAAATTATGGAAAAAATTATTTGGGCAAACTTCTACTACACTCCCAGAAAATGTAGGAGAAAAAATAGTTAAGCCAACACCTAAACCAAAACCCACCCATTGTGGTACACATAAAAGATTTAAAAAAAGTTGTCCGAATTGTCAGGAGGCTCTTAAGTAATGGCTGGATATACATACACAACTTTAAAAGCAGCGATTCTAGCTTATACTGAAACCGATGCAAATGTTTTAACTACAACTATTGTAGATCAGTTTATTGAAAATGCAGAATTTAGAATTTTTTATGATGTTCCAATAGATGCATATAGATATGTTAGTGAAGGAAATTTAGCTATTGATGATAATACAATAAATGTTCCTGGATTAGGAACCAAAGGAAATACTGGAACAGTGTTTGTGCGTGGGGTAGAAGTTTTTAATAGTACATCAGTTACTACCGGCCCTGGTGAATGGTTACAGAAAAAAGACCAAACCTATTTAAGTGAATATGTCAATAGATCCACGGGTTCTTCAGGAGGCCAAACAGGCCAAGATGTAACAGGATTTCCTAAATATTATGCAATGTTTGGAGGTGCTACTGGCACTTCATCAACTACTTCAGGAGGTCTTTATGTAGCTCCTACACCAGACGCTAATTATATGCATAGAATATATTACGATATGGTACCCAAGAGTCTAACTACTACAGCTACAACTTATTTAAGTCAGTACTTTCCACAGGGCTTATTATATGCTACTTTAGTAGAAGCTTATGGATTTTTAAAAGGTCCTATGGATATGTTGACTTTATACGAAAATAAATATAAACAAGAAGTACAGAAATTTGGAGGAGTCCAAATTGGAAGACGAAGACGAGATGACTATACTGACGGCACCGTTAGAATACCAGTCAACTCTCCGTCACCGTAAACTAGGAGATTTTTATGGCAATAGCATCAGTTTTAACAGACACTTTTAAAGAAGAATTATTGGGAGGCTATCATAGTTTTAATGCTTCCGGCGATACACCAGCAGGAAGTGCTTTTAAAATAGCTCTTTACACCAGCTCAGCAACACTTGGCACTACTACAGCTGCTTATACAGCGACTGATGAAGTTGCATCCGGTGGTGGTTATACTACTGCTGGAGAAGCTTTAACAAATACTGGAGTAGCTAAAAGCACAGTTACTTCTTACACAGATTTTTCGGATGTCTCATGGACATCTGCTTCTTTCACAGCAAGAGGATGTTTAATTTATAATTCATCTACAATCTCTGGACTAACATCAAATGCTACTGTTTGCTCTATTGATTTTGGTGGCGATAAAACAGTTTCTTCTGGAACATTCACAATTCAATTTCCAGCTAACGATTCATCCAACGCTATTATAAGAATCACGTCATAGGGAGGTAAATCCTTATGGCTAACTCTTGGGGAGAATCCGGTACAACCTGGGGCCAAGGCGACTGGGGTCAACAAGACGTAACCACTGTACATCTTACAGGGTTTTCAATTACATCAACATTAGGAGACGCTCAATCTTATCCGGAACAAGGATGGGGTAGAGATGCTTGGGGCGATGAAAACTGGGGCGATAGTAATTTAACTCTTGCTGTCACGGGTTTTTCAATTACAGCTTCTTTAGGAACTTTAGATTATGCTGGTTCCATTGAAGGCTGGGGCAGAGATGAATGGGGTTATGGTAACTGGGGTGAAAATACTACCACAGTTATAGTTGATGGTTTAGAAATGACGGCTCTCCAGGGTCCTAGTGGCTGGGGATTAGCTCCTTGGGAAGAAATGGTTTCGTGGGGTGGAGATTTAAGTTGTGAGACAACTCAATTATCTATTGTCGCTCTTACAGGTATAGAAGCAACAGCTTCTTTAGGAACACCACAAATAAATTACGATTTTAAATTTACTCTTACTGAGTCTTTATTAGGAACCCTTTCTCTAGGAAGTTTAGAAACTGTCCCTGATATGCAGATTGGAGTTTCAGGCTATGCAATAACAGGAAGCTTAGGTACTCCTACTCATGAGATGAAGTATCCGATCACTGGCTACGAGGCTACAATGAGTCTGGGTACAATAGAAGTTACTTCAAATCCATTAGTTCTTGTTTCAGGATTTGCAATAACAGGTTCTTTAGGAAGTCTGCCGACAATTGACGATATGCAGATTGGTGTTAGTGGTTATTCTATAACCGGTTCTCTAGGAACTATTACTGTTACCGATATGTCTATAGGAGTAAGTGGTTTTGAAGTTGCCAGTACTTTAGGTTCAGGGGGAGTCGCACCACTAGGTTATAAAGATGTTGACATTACAGGGAATACATCTTATACAAATAAAAGCGTAACCGGCAATACTGCTTATACGGATATAGAACACTCAGGTTAAGGAGAAAATTATGGCATCAAATTATACGGTACTTGGAATTCAACTTATGACGACTGGCGAAAAAGCCGGTCTATGGGGTGGGTTAACAAATACAAACTGGGATATCATCGAACAGATTTCAGGTGGTTATACCACACAAGCAGTAACAGACGGGGCTGATACAGATTTATCAGTTTCTGATGGAGCAACAGGAGCCACACTTGCGCACAGAATTATAGAATTAACAGGATCCCTTACATCGGGCCGGAATGTAACTATTCCTATTGATGTTCAACAATTTTATATAATTAAAAACGCAACTACTGGTTCACAAATAGTAACATTTAAATATGTTTCAGGTAGTGGTAGTAGTGTTGCCATTGCTAACGGAGATACAGTACTTGTTTACGCAACAGCGAATGATGGTACGAACCCAGATATAGTTGACGCTGGTTTTGCAGCTGGAGATGTTACTCTTACTGGTACCCAAACTTTAACAAACAAAACTTTAACTTCACCTAAAATTGGAACTTCTATTCTAGATACCAATGGACTTGAATTAGCTCTTATAACAGCTACAGGATCTGCGGTAAATGAATTCACGATCGCTAATGCAGCGGCAGGTGCTGGACCCACTTTATCTTCAACAGGTGATGAAACAAACGTTGATATAAATTTAAACCCTAAAGGATCAGGAGTACTTAAATCAGGAACAGCAGCAGTTAAAATTGCAGGTAAAGAAACTATATGGGTTCCGGCTACTGCAATGTATCCGGAAACAACTAATGGAGCTGAACTTGCTCAAACAGTACTTACAGCTGGAAATCCAGAATTAAAAGCTTTTGCTTTTGATACTACTACAGCAGAAGCAGTACAGTTTAATGTTTCTTTTCCTGAATCATGGGACGAATCAACTATAACTTTTCAAACTTTTTGGTCGGCATCTGGAACAAATACCGGTACAGGTGGTTTCACACTTGCAGGATGTTCAGTAGCTAATGATATAGATTACGATTTAGCGTTTGGAACTCCTGTAGCTAATACAGCATTGGCAGCAAGCGGAACACAAGATGATTTAATGATCAATGTAGAAAGTGGTACAGTTACTATTGCTAGCGCAGCAGCTTCTACAAATACAATTTTTAGATTAGTAAGAGATACAGGAACAGATACTAATACAGGGGATCTACGTTTAGTGGGGATTAAATTATTCTATACTACAAACGCAGCTAACGACGGATAGGAGAAATAAAGTATGACTTCATTTGGATATCAAATCTTAGGTTTTGGTGCTGGAGATTCAGCGGCTAAATTAGAATTTGATTATTTAGTTGTCGGCGGTGGCGGCGGAAGCGGATCTGATGACGGCGGCGGCGGTGGTGGCGGCGGTTTTAGAACATCTTTTCCCGGTGGAACTAAAGTAGAAGTAACAAGTGGCGACCCAATCACAGTAGGACTCGGAGGCAATGCTTCAACTGGTCCTAGTCCAGCGGCAACTAGCGGTGGAGATTCAACAGCTGGAGCTATTTCTTCAACTGGTGGAGGTGGCGGTGGCAATCCTGGTCAAAATGGACTTGA